TTGCCTGAAATTAGAAATAATCTTGTTAATAATACTGTTTATCCTGATGCTATATTACGATTACCTGAAATTAGAAATGAAAATGTAGATAGTAAAAAAGAAGAAGAAGATTTAGCAACTTTAGCAGCACAACAAGCATTTTCAGGCGCTCAGGTTGATGATTTTGCACGAGCTAATTTAGGAACATTACCGACTCCAAATATACCTGATATATCAGGTGATATACCACGAGCAGGTAATTTGCCAACATTAGACACAGATGCAAGTGATTTTAACTTTTCAGGAAGTAATGCTGCACAAGGTTTAAGAGATAGAGCAAGACCAACAAGTGGTTTATTACCTCTTGTGGATTTAGTATTAGGTTTCCCTGCAAGAAGAGAGCTTGGAAGATTGGATCAAGGCTTTGTGCCAACTTTTGATGATGATGGTAATATAACTGGCACACAAAATATAAGTTTTGGTTCGAATCAAACTGAAGGCTTGTTAGGTCAAAACCCTGACCTTACAAATATATTTCAAGGTGTTCAAGGTATGCAGACACCGACAAATGTTCAAACAGATGACAATGGCAATCAGACTGTGCCACCAGTAACTAATCCGATGACTGGTATTACAAAATGTCCTGAAGGCTATAAGTTTGATGAGGATCTTCAGGCTTGTCGTGTAGATACTGGATCAAGTGGAGATAGTGATGAGCCATTGGTTGCATCAGGAGATAGATTTTTTAGAAGATCATTGTTAGATACTGCACCAAGTAATCTGCCATCAGGGTTTGATTTTGATGCAGCTAATAAACAATTTACATCAAGATTTGCTTTGAACCCAAGTTTGTTTAACAGACCACCTCAAACTGTGGGTTTTACACCTTTTAGTAGTTTTAGACCATTTAACACATGAACGAAGGTAAATTAACATCAGAGATGGAAAGAGGTCATAAAGCAGACCTTTTGATGAAAAACGAATTATTACAAGAGGCATTTCAAACTCTTGAAAACGAATTTACAACTGCTTGGAAACAGACAACACATGATCAGGTTGTCGAAAGAGATCGGTTGTATAATCTTTGCCAAGCCTTAGACAGTTTGAAGTCATACTTAGCTAGTGTGGCTCAAAATGGGAGGATGGCAGAAAATCAACTTAACCAAATGAGAGGTAAAAAATGAGTGTAGACTCGCAAGAGAGCAATCAAAATATAAGTATTTTAGAAGCAACAAATGAGGTTTTGAAAGCAACCCAAGAGGTAAAGCCGAATGAAACTCAGGAAGTAGCAGAAGAAAATACTGAAACACAAGAAACTGAGGAACAAACAGAAACCGAGCAGACAGAATTAAATGCTGAAACTAGCGAGGTTGAAGAAGAAGCCGAAGCGCAAGAAGAACCGACTGACGAGGTAGAAGAGGAGACAGAAGCAGTAGAGCCAACTTTCTCTGTGAAAGTGGATGGTGAAGTTGTTGAAGTTACCTTAGACGAACTTAAAAGAGGTTATTCTGGTGAAAAAACATTCCATAAACGAATGAATAAAGTGCATCAAGAAAGACAAGCTGTTGAACAAGAGGCTAAAAATTATAGAGAGACTCGTGATCAATATGCACAAGGCTTGGCGCAAGTTAAACAACTTTTACAGAGGCAAGAGCCAAACTGGAATAAGTTAAAATCGGAAATGAGTCCTGAGCAGTATGCTACAGCAGTTGCAGATTATCAGGTGCAACAAAGCAATCTAAAAAAAATAGAAGAGCAAGAGAAGCAGATTCAACAAGAGCAACAAAGAGAGGCAACAGTAACATGGCAAAACTATGTTCAAGGTGAAGCCAAACTCTTACTTGATAAATATCCTGATTGGAATAAAGAAAAACAAAATCAGGTTGTTGAGTATGCAAGAAACTTAGGTTTTTCAGATGAAGAAATAGGTGGAGCAGCAGATCACAGAATGATCCAAGCTATCTATGAAGCATCTCGATTTGCCAAAATTAGAGAAAAAACACCTGAGGTAAAAAAGAAAATCAAATCTGCACCGAAGGCTACTAAATCAGGAATGCCAAAAACCAAAAAAGAAATAATCAATAACCAAAGAGCAAAACTGCAAGAGACTTTTAGGAAAGCTCCTACAAGACAAGGAGCAGTTGAGCTTTTATTAAATAGATAAGGAATAGTTATGGCAACTTTTACAACTTCAAATGCTGTGGGTGAAAGAGAACAACTCGCAGACATTATTTACAGATTGGACACAAGTGAAACTCCAATCTTTTCAGCAGTAGAAAAAATCACAACAAATGGTGTTTTCTATGAGTGGCAAGTACAAGAACTTGCAGCAGCAGCAACAGACAACCATGTCAACGAGGGCGCTGATGCCAGTTTTGCTACACCAACAGCAACTTCAAGATTAGGAAACTATCATCAGATTTCAGTCAAAGACTTTGCTATTAGTGGCACACTTGAGTCAGTCGATAAGGCAGGTAGAGAAAGAGAATCAGCCTATCAAACTGTATTGAAGGGGTTAGAGCTTCGAAGGGACATAGAGAAATCAGTTGGTGACACAAATGTAGCTAGAAGCGCAAGTGATCCAAGAAAATCAGCAAGTTTATTAACTTGGATTACAAACATTTCTGCTCCAAGTGATATGGGTGCAGCTACTGGTGATGGTACAGATACAGCAGATGTAACTGGTACTGCTAGAGCTTTAACACTTGCTCAAATAGAAGCAGCAAACCAAGCAGCATGGGAAGATGGTGGATCTCCAAAGATCCTTGTCTGTTCAGCTACGAATAAAGCGAACATCTCAAATCTAAGTGCAGCAGGAACAAATCTTGTAACAAATCAGGTCAATGCAACAGCAGGGACAGCACCATCATTTGTTGGCGCAGTATCTGTGTTTTTGACTGATTTTGGTGAGTTACAGTTAACTCCATCAAGATTTATGAGCAATGACAAGTTATTTGTTATTGACCCTGAGTATGTATCAATCGGAACACTTAATGGAAGAAACTTTGCAGAAAGTGAGCTTTCAAAGACTGGTGATGCTGAAAAGACACAGATTGTGACAGAGTATACTTTGGTAGTTAAAGCGCCAAAGGCTCATGGAGCAGTTATAGGACTTAATGGTTCTTAATATAAGAGGGGGAGCAATCCCCCTTTTCTTTTGGAGTAATTATGAAAAAAATACTTTCGACTGATCCTTTAGCAAGAAAAAAAACATTTATGCACTTTGAGAATGATGGAAGTCGTTTTGTAACTACGGAGCAAGATGTGACAGAAATTGTTGATTTTAATAATGAACAATCAAAAGAATACAAAAAAGGATCAATGATTGGGAATACACAAAAGCATTACCTTGAAGTCGCAAACATACCTTTGACAGTATACCAAGATTTAATACAAAGGTTTGGAGATCCATCAAAGAACCCTGAAGCCAAAAAGAAATGGAAAGTTTGGCTAAATGATGCAAACAACAGAGCATTTAGAACTGGTGGGGGACACATCTAGTGGCTATTACAAATTATACAGAATTAAAAACAGCAGTAGCAAATCATCTAGCAAGAACAGATTTAACAACGAATATTCCTGATTTTATAACTTTAGCAGAGGCTCGTCTTTCAAGAGAATTAGAAACAAGAGAGCAGGAAAAAAGAGCAACTGCAACAATGACAAGTGGTGATGAATACATAGCATTGCCTACTGATCTGAGAGAAGTAAGAGAAGTTAAGGTTAATCAAAACCCAATCAAGGTTTTAGAATATATGTCACCGACCTCTTTAGATAGTAACTTTGCATCAGGATCATCAGGAACACCACAAGCCTATTCTATAGTGGGACAAGAAATAAAACTCAGACCAATACCTGATAGCTCTGATACTTTAGAAATAATTTATATCGGAAGTTTGTCAGCTTTATCAGATAGTAATTTAACAAATATTATGCTTACAAGACACCCTGATGCTTACCTTATGGGAAGTTTAGTGGAGGCTTATCAGTATCTTATGGATGACCAAAGAGCATCTTTATATGATGCCAAGTTTACAAGAATAATAGAAGAAATAAGAAAAGATGAACAAAGAGCGCATTATGGGACTGGCTCTTTACAAATCCAAAGTATTTATCAACGACAAAATAGTGCAGCGCAATAGGAGAGAACCATGTCAGCTATGAGTGATTATTTAGAACTTA